CACGCTCAAGGTATGTCTGCCTCGGAGATTCGAGTTCGCTATAAAGGGCCGCGCCAGTTTTGTACTTGTCCATAAAGTTATTCGTCGTCTTCCGTTATATCTTCGTCTTCAATTTTGACAAACAATTCCCCATTCTCATCTTCGTAAAGCGATATAAAGCCTTCTTCCAGAAGGTATTGCAACGCGGCAAGTACGTCGTTTTCGCTGAACTTAGAGAAATAAGAGGCTCCGTTATTTTCGCTCATGGCAAATTATAGGCGGTCGAAGGTCACAAGACTGAAGGTAACAATTCCGCCGTTGGTTTCTGACCACAACGCCACGCTAAACGTCTCGTTAGCCAATCCTTTAATTCTAAAGAAAGGCATGACTGGAATCTGAACTCCTGTAGATGGAGACAAAGGCGAGAACACAGCACCAGTTCTAGGAGTGTAGACGGTAATATACCGTGGGTGGTAAGAGCCAACATTTACGGTGTTAGTGGCTATTCCTAAAACAAAATCGGCGTCTTGGTTCAAGGTAATGTATAAGGCATCCACAAAATACATATCTTGAGTAGGTGTTGAGTACGGACCTTGATTGGCGTTTAAGGAAAGCGCACCGCCTCGATACAGTTTGTCGGCTGTAGCGTTTACAAACGAAGTGTAGCCGTAGAAGTTGACGAGGGTTCCGCTTCCACCAGTTACAGAAGCAAAACTAGGCGACGAATATAAAGTAGTATTCGACGCCAACGAAATGCCAAGATCATTGTAGGCCCCTACTGCTTGAGAAAAAGAGGATAATGTCCATCCGCCAGTTTGCTCTATTGGACTTAATAAATAATATCCAGAGGTTCCGTATTTTTCTGCCGCTCCAACATTAAATTTCTTTTCAGTAGAAGCTGACCAATTACTTACGGCATAATTATCTGCAACCGTGTTGGCCTGATACCCAATAAACGAAAGTGGAGCTACGGCAGAAGTAATGCCGGACACCGCCGAAGCGTTTACAGAGGCCGCTAAACCTAAGCTAGGCATATCTTAAAACTTTCCGTAATCAGGGTCCGTTACAGACATTGTAGGAACATTCGGGTATTTCGTGGGTTGCTCTTTCTCTCCGCCTTTATCAGCGTGGGAGCACCCAGCCAATAAAAGGCAGAGAAAAAGAATCCTGATCACTTAATGCCGTTGCGGTAGGCAATAACTTTACCAGATGCCAAAGTGAACCCGGTAAAGCGGCCAAACAGGGTGATGCCCTTAGGGATGACAATTCCCGTCAAAGCATCGCCACTCAAGTCGTTGGCAGAAATGGCTGAAAACGTGGCGTCGTCCAGCACTGTAATCGCGGCAAAATTACCAGTTGCGGAGCTAGTTCCAGTTTTAACCAGAGCACCAAATTGGCCCATCGCTGTTGCGTCGTAATAATTAGACATAATATCCTTTCAATTAAACTGGCATATTCAAGCCAGAATCAGATGAGGTTCCTAGGTCAATTCGAAGTGCCGAACGTCCCCGGCGAAGGGGGCGCAAACGGTTCTCGCCAGCGTCCTGACCAGCAGTTTCCATTGCGGGCTCAACCTTTTCAGCCACGGGCGTGGGGGGCGGAGCGGGAGGGGGAGGAGGCGGCGGCGGAGGCGGAGGAGGAGGAGGGGCCGGGGGCCTAGATGACATACACATATATTTAATTTTCTTTCGTTAATATAGTTTCGTTTTGTTCGTTGAATTTTTCTTTTAATAGGCGCACTACAGCCCGCTGTCCAGCATAAAACCAAACTTCTCGGTCAGTAAAACCGAGATCCGGGCATTTTTCTGGAATACGGGCCTCTAATTCCTGAAGTAAAACCTCGGGAACTGGTGGAAACCTATCGGCTGGGTCTTGTTTCATTGTTTTAGCTCAGGCGGTAAATCATCTAACTCTTTGGGCAACAGTCCTTTATCTATTTTGTTTTTAGTTTCAATAAGAGCTAATATGTTCCAAGCCGCCGCCACTTCATGCCTTTCATCTCTGTAGCCTTCTAGGTGCTTAAACAGATGACGCAAGGCTGAATCCATATACCTAGAAAGTGGCTGACCTTTTTCCCAATTCCTTTCGTTGTACTTTTTGGCTCCCTCCTCCAACTGCCTAGCCACCATGTAGATGGCATGGCACATAAGGAGGTCATAACGACCCTTACCATCGCGTGTGTCGCGCTGGGAGCCTGTGTCAAAACGCTGGCGCTCCCCGCTGTCCTTTACAGGGCAATCGTTGTTTACGGTTTCCATAAAGCTACTTTTTGGGTTTTGCTGTTAAACTCCCCGTGCCGTAGGATACGAGCGCACCTAGCCTGAACAAGCGCCTCTGCTTCGCCAAAACCGGCCTTGGCAAAAGCGGCTACGACCTTGGGCCATGCTTGTTCTACCCCCAAAAAGCCGTCAAGAATGTCGGCGGCTTTCTTAGGTCCAATCCCCGGACACCCCGGGTAGCCGTCCGCCTGATCGCCTGTGAGGGTTTGCACAAGAAAGTTGTAGTCAGCCTTAAGATCAGAGGTTTCCACAGTCTTATCCTCGGGGCTATTCCAGTTATAGGAAAGTCCGGGGATCGTGTTAAAGTCCTTGTCCAAGCTAACTATGACCTTTTCCACTCCCTTCTCCGGGGTGGTGGCCCAGACTCCAATAATGTCATCAGCCTCAAGGATATGACACCAGCGTGCCTTGTGGTTGTAAACAAGGTGTTCTTTTACCTCGCCCAAAACCATCGGCTTGCGCTGTGATTTGCGGTGCTCCTTGTAAGGTGGATAGATGACCTTGCGAAAGTTCTCCGGGCCGGACACGGCCACCAGAATTTCGTCCGCCTCTACCTCCTCCTGTAAATCCGCTAGGAACACGTCCACCTTCTGTTTCGCTTCCTTCGCATCAGCGTGAAGCGTCCATATATCGTCACCCCAATTTGTTGGGACCTCGGTGTTAGCCGACTGCTGGTAGGCCACAATGTCCCCGTCCACCATTGCTACTCTTTTCATTTGTATACCTCCCTTTTTAGTTTTGTTATTTGTCGTTTAATTGCTTCACGGCGGGCTTTCCCAGCTTGATAGAAGTTAAGCGCCAACTGGATTTGGCGTTTTTTCTCACGGCTAAATGGGTAAACGCACGCCAAGAATCTAAGTGCTTGGTTGCCATAAACCCGCCATTGATAAGACGGACGCCACTTTGGTTTGTTTTTGAAATGAAACCGTCTAATAGCGCCACCAAAGCGCTTGTGGACGTCACGAAGAATGCTTGGATAGCACGAATGAATTTGGGCCATAACCGAACCTTCTGCTTCGATTCTGACCATCCCTTCTCCGTCGAAGTATCCAGCCAAGTAACTCTCATCCCATTCCCTCCTTTGCATTAGTGTGTTTCGGCCCAATTAGGGCCTATTCTGTATTCGCCGTCCAAAGGACAACGAAAGTTGAAGGAGCGTCCAGCCGCTCGGATGGATTCAACGCATACCTTCCCGACCTCTTCGGCTATGTCAGCCCGGGCCTCAATTTGCATCTCATCGTGGATATGTGCCACGAGTGCATAATCGGGGCCGAACTTGTAGCCGAGCTTGTCCATAGCCACCACAAAGTGGATGGTCGCCATCTTCATAACCAGCGCACCCGCTGATTGAAGAAGAGTGTTCAAAGCCGCGTGTTGACTACGTATCGGCAGTTGGCGCCCGTCGAGACCGTTGAGGTGGCCCTTTGACCGCACAGCCCTCTCAACTTCTTCACGTAGGCGTTTAAGGGCAGGGGTTTTGTTGAGGAACTCTTGCTTGATCCTCCGCCCTTCGTCTTGCCCTTTGCCGATGATGTTGCCGATCTTTTCGTCACCCGCGCCGTATAAAAATGCGTAGATGAACGTCTTGGCATTGTCTCTTGTTGGTAGTCCAGCGGCCTTCTGGTTGACCGTGTGGATGTCGCCTTTGGTGAGCTCGTTGGCGTAGGCCCCGTCATCGAAGCGAGCCATGAAGTGGGCGAGACAGCGAAGCTCCAACCCTGAAGCATCACATCCAACCAGCTTTCTTTCAGGCGGTGCAATAAATAGTTCACGACACTCCTTTCCGTATTCGCTCCCCACCCGGGGAACTTGGGCCATGTTCGGTTTTGAATGGGTGCATCGGCCCGTGACGGCGCCATTCGTTGTGACTCTGCCGTGGATGCGACCATCTTCCTTGGTCATCTTCATCCACGCCTCCTTGCCCTCGGCAAGTTGGCCGATCCGCTTTTGGATCAGGAGATATTCGAGGAGGGGTTTGGCCTCTGCATAGCCCAGCTTTGCAAGAGCCGAGAGCACCGCTTCGTCAACCTTGGGCCTCCCGTCAGGAGTGTATTCAGTCGGCTTCCATCCGTACTTTTTGATGAAGCGTTCTGCAATTTCCTCCCGGCTTCCGGGGTTGAATGGGATTTCTTTTTCTTTCGCTTTCCCATCGGTGATCTTAGCCAGCGCTACCTTTTGGGTTGTCTTCTTGGCCTTGGCCCAAGCCTTGGCGGCTACGGTGGCCTCTGCCTTTGTATTGTAAGTCTTGCCCTCAAACTCATAAGTGCAAGTCTTCATCGTCTCCACGGTCGGGCTAAACACCCTACGCATCTCGCTCTCAAGCTCGATACGCCGCTTGGCAAGGGTCACGTAAAGCCCGTTGGCTTTCTCCTTGTCAAACAGGATGCCGTGGCGCTCCTGAAGCATGATGATCCCGGCAAAGCCCTGCTCAAGAGAGATAGCCTTGGTTGAGTAGTTCTTCTGGGTGATCATCCGATAGAGCTTGGCTGTGACTGCCACGTCCTGAACGCAGTAGTCCTCCATGCTCGGGGACCAAACCGAGAAGTCGCCATCGACCTCCTTGAAGTCGCCCTTGAGCATCCCGATACGATGCCCCCACGCCTTCAGGCTATGGGAGCCAATCAGGTTCCTCGGAAAATCGGGGCGGCTGTTGATCTTTCCGAAGTCGATCTCCTTGAGGTCAGGCCATATCAGGCGGGTGCACACGATGGTGTCCACAACCTGAGACTTGGGCGCCCTGCCGTAGAGCTTGTCTATAACGGGGAGGTCGAAGCCAATAATGTTGTGTCCAACAATGCAAGCGTCCGGGCCAGCCTCAAGAAGGCGATTGACGCCCTCCTCAACTGACTTCCCCGTAGGCTGATGGTTGTAGCGGGTGGTTTCTCCTGTCTCGAGCTCGTGGATGACAAGGCAATGAATGGTGTCTGTCTTGTCCAGTAGCCCGTTAGATTCCAAGTCAAAGATAAGGGTTTTCATTGTAGCTCCTCGGGGATTTCCACCGGGGGCTGACCGCTATCCTTGAGCCTTCCTGTAAGCTGGTTGTATTCTAGCCGACAAGCCAGCCCTGTCTCGCCCGTGTACCGATTCTTCAGCACGCGAACGAGGGTGAAGTTTTTTTGTGTTTCGTCCTGTTGGTTGCGCTCCAATCCCAGAACGATGTCCGAGAGTTGGGCGATGCCAGCGGAACCGCGAAGCTGGGACAGACTTGTAGTCGCCCCCTCTTCGTGCCCCCTACCTTCTGGTCTTTTTAGATGACTGACTAATATGAGCCCAATCTTGAGCTCCTCCACAATCGAGCGCAGACGGGTCATAGTATTGTCGATGAGACGGCGCTCATCTCCTTCGCCCATTCCCGAAACCACAATCGAAAGGTGGTCCAAGATGATCCACCCGCACCCGCACCCTTTGACCATGTAGCGAATACGGTTGATCAGGTTGTCAGAATCGAGGGACCCGAAGTGATCGTAGGTGAAGAAGCGGCCAGTTGAGAGGCACGCATCATACGCCTTCTTTATCTCATCCTGAGGCACCTCCTTGAGGCGAAGGTGAAGCGGAGTGCTCATCTCGATACCGAGGATGCCCAAAGCTGTCCGCCTGACGCTTTCCTCTAGCGCGATGTAGCCCACGGTCTGTCCGTTGGTCAGAAGCCAATGGCAAACCTCGCGGCAGATTTGGCTTTTGCCAATACCGCTCCCAGCCGTGATGGTCACGAGCTCGCCTTTGCGAAGCCCGTGGGTCATCGCCGTCAGGCCTTCAAAAGGGTATGGAACGGCTTCATGCTGGTCCACCTTGGTGATGTAATCCCAGAGGTCCACCCCACCGACGATGCCATCCGGGCGGTAGTCCTTGGCCCTCCACATAGCCTCGATGAGCTCGCCTCCACGCTCGGCAACAAGCATATCGTTGGCGTCCTTCAGAGGCAGGGCGGCAATCTTGGCCTTGCGGGGGCTCATCAGCGCCGCACATTCCTGAGCCGCCTTCCTCCCGGGCTCGTCGTTGTCGAACATGAACACCACAGTCTCGAACTGCTCTAGCCACTCGAGACTGCGGGCAACGGCCTTGGCCGCGCTCTGTGCCCCGTTGGGAACGCTGACCACGGGCCATTTGTGATTTTGAACTTGGCTAAGGGAGAGAGCGTCTATCTCGCCTTCTGTAACCGTGACCATCTTGTAGGAGCCCTTCCAAAGGTGCATCCCGTAGAGGCCCATACGATGGGCGTCCCCGATGATCTTGAAGTCCTTGTTAGGAAACCTAACCTTTTGAGCGATCACGTTCCCTTCGTTGTCTTTGTAGTTTGCGATCTGTACAGGGCGCCCGAAGTACTGACCAACTCGGTAGTCCCACTTCTGGCACGTTTCCTCGGTAAGGCATCGCTTACTAAGGCCTGTGATCTCACCCTCTAAATATCCTTCTACTTGCACCTTTTCCTTTCTCAGCGTCGGTTGCCCGTCGCCGTGTTCGTAGTTTTCACAACTGAAACAATAAGCATGGCCGTCGCTATAACGAGACAGAGCATCGCTAGAGCCGCACTTAGGGCACGGCTCATGCTGTATGAAATTGGACGTTAGCTCCATTGTTACCTCCGCTGTTCACAATCTCGACACCCAATAAAAACAAACGCTCTCCGTCTTTGTAATCAGCGGTGTATGGAATTGGGGCCTGTTCTTCTAAATCTTTTTCTAGCTCTTTGAACTCAACTGTTGGCAACCCAATCTTTTTCGGCTTTGTCCCGAACCTTCCCTCGAACTTGTTTAGAAACTCCGCGTAATCCTTGTATTTCAATTTCTGTGCCCTCCTTGATCCAATCAGCGGGAATCCTCCCGCCGTCAGAGAAAGGGAAACCATGTTTGGTGGCCCAATCTCCGTATGTTGTTTTGCTTTTCTTGTTAAGACGATTTCTGGCGTTCTGAAACACCAGACGAATATCCAGCCCCGGGTTATTGGCTTTTACCGCAAGAAGTTTGGATCGGTCCTCTGGACGGAACCAGCCTTTAGCCTCAAGGATGACCCCAGCGGGAAGGATAAAATCGGGTGTGTACCGACACTCCCTCACGTAGGGAAAGCTGATGCTTTCGTATCCAAACTGCACCCCACCCCTTGTGAGGTGGGATGCAATTTGAACTTCGAGCTTCGAGCGATATTTAGAAGTCAGCATTAGCCTCAGCAGGGGCCGTTGCTTTCTTCTCAAAGATGTCGTCAGAGAAACTTTCGCCTCCCGAAACGAAACCTTCCTCTTCAGAAGTGAACCCATAATTATCAGTCTGCATGGGGCCACCCGGGGCTTTGAGGTCAAGCACCTGAACCGCTCGGCAACGGAGCGAACAACCAACTCCTAGCGCCGGGGTGTACCAAGGAAACACGTCCGCCGCCACACGAATGGTTGATCCTCCTCCAACGCGCTCTTCAATCGGCTTGTTTTTGGAGTCAAACAAAGCAGGGCGCTGTTCCCACTCTTTTCCGCTCTTTCGGCTTTTTACCTTAGCCGCAAGCGCAAACTTAATGCGAATGTGCCCGGTCTCGTTGCCCTCTTTGTCCGTGTCCTTTTTGATCGGCAGAGGGGCCATTTTAAGCTCTTTCTTTTTGAGAAGAGCGCATTGCTCCTTGTAGTAATTTTTTACAATTTCCTTCACCTTCGCGGCAAACTCGTTGGCTTCCTCCGGGGAAACCAAAAGATTGACCGAGTACTCGCCCTCTGGCTTGAACTTGGTGTCGGGTTCGTTGAGTTTCGGATACGAGGCTACGCCCTTCGGGCTAATAAGCCTCACGCTTCTATCGCTCATATTCCTTCCTTCCTTTCTTGGTGTTCCTCCCGCGTTAACTCCGGGGAGGTTTTGGTTTGACTAGCCAAAAGTGTAGGGGGCCCGCTCAATTTGACAAGGGTCAAAAAAGCCCATTTGAAAAGCAGAAGATTCTCTAATACCGCTATTAGAATTGCTTATGCTGTCGTAAAAAAGGTCTAAATTATTTTTTCTAAAAACCTTTACAAAAGCGCTTCGAACAACTTTTGTTAACTCATCCATATAATTGGCATGGGAGCCGTAGCAATCGTGAATAGCTACTCCATGTTTGGAAAACTCTGAAAAAGACAGATGAACAATCGAGGAGTCCAGCGAATGAATAAAATTGGGTGCCACACTCCCTGACTGCTTTTCGCAATCAACTTTTTTAGGGTCTTCTTCCAGCAACCGAAAATATCGGTATTTCCCGGCCAAGCACGTTTTTACCTCAACCCCTTTAGCCTTCATGTAGGGCTGGACAACAGGAAACCCGCTAGGGGAAACCCACGAAAGATTTTGATTGGCTTTAGCCGCTGGTCGCGCAACCGAGGCCATCCAAGTCATGCACTCAGACGCTTTGGGCAAAAGCTCCTCCACAATTTGCTGAACAGTTGTCGCGTAATAGCGTGTCATCCCCCAGAATTGTTTGATTTCTGCTCGAGGGTCAATTTTAGCTAAACGAAGCCTTACCCACTCCTCGGCGTTGCGCTGGATGCTGTAGGTAGTCCCACCGTACGGGATTGTCATCACGGCTGGTTTGGTAAGCGAGCGGTCTGGTTGAAGCTGTAGCCACAACCGGGCTACATCAGTATTGTCGGCTCTGCACTTTTCAATAAAAGAGTCGCAAACTAAGGTATATACATCGTAGAGCCGGGGTGTTT